TAAAATCCATCGGACTTTAATAAGTTTGTTTTTGTTTTGTTTTTTTCATCAATTGGAATTGGCGATTGTTCCAATGTTTGTTGAATTACACCAAATTCTAATTTACTATCATCATCAGTTGGTAAACTTTTACCATAGGTACTTGGGTCAAAGTTATTAAAATTTAAAAGTGGTAATCCTGGTGGTACGATTTGTTCAAACGGATTAAATCTTTGTTCGTAATTTGCTTCTGTGGCGGCGAAATCTTGATTTGGATTGTTAAATGTATTTCCACCACGAGTTGTAGTTGTAATACCAATACCATATACCGAATCAAATCCACCGCGAGCATCCGTAGACAATGTAAATGGAAGTCCGTCGCCGGTTACATTTAGTTGTTTGTATATATTGTCAATTTTACCTGAAGTGTATCTACCTCTGTCATCTCCTGGAAATGTACCTTGTCTATCAGGTCTAAATCCGATATGCTGACATCCAATGGTAGCCAATAGATTGGCTGGGGTCCAAACTTTACCCCACCTCTGACTTCTCTGCATTCCAACTTGCTTTAATCCCCAAATAATACCACGAGGGGTTAATAAGAATTGTGAAATTCTTGCAACATCAAAAAGAGCTCGTGTGGTTGCGGTTACAGCACCACCACGAATAAATGATAAACCTCCAGGTCCATAATTGAATTCCTTACCTTTACCATCTTGAATACCTGTAACAATGAATGGCTGTTTAATAACCCAAGTGTTAAATGCGTCTTGCTTTAATAACTCGTGAGCATTACCACCTGATTTATTTGTAAGTCCGTTATAAGTGTCTTTTAATACACTATCACTATAATTTTTACCTAATCCATTATCAAGCTGTAAAGATGTCTTATATGGGATGGGAGTGTCTTTTAACGAACGAATTGATGTGGTAGTATCAAATATAGTTGCAGAAGGATTAACACCAACAAACTTTGAAGTGGTGTCTATTTTTGGAGTAAATCCAATTGCTTTATCATTTGTAAAAAAGTCAACTACTCCAAAATCTTTTGCTTGGTCTTCAAGGTCAGGCAATCTATTAGATGTAAATAATCTTGGTGTAGTTTCACCTTTATCTTTATCACCTTGTTCTATCAGTTCAGGTTCAGTTTCACCCAAAAATCTTTCTTGGAAAGTAAATGGTTTTGGTGTAGTTTCACCCAAAAATCTTTCTTGGAATGTAAGTGGTTTTGGTGTAGTTTCACCTTTGAACTCTTCTGTATTATCATACAAGTTTGGTGTAGTTTCACCTTTGAACTTTTCAGTATTGTTGTATGGGGTCGGTGTAGTTTCACCTTTAAACTTTTCTACTTGTGATGCAAGACTTGGAGTTGTTTCACCTTTGAACTTTTCTACTTGTGATGCAAGAGTTGGTGTAGTCTCACCCTTAAACTTTTCTACTTTGGATGCAAGAGTTGGTGTAGTCTCACCTAAAAACTTTTGAGTTCTTTCCAAAGGTTTAGTATTAGTTTCACCTTTAAACTTTTCCGCATTATTATATGGTGTTGGAGTAACTCCCGATTTTGTTGCGGTTTGTGTTGGTCTTTGTGGTGATGGAACACCTGAAGCAAGGTCTGAAAGAGGAGTTAGATTTGTTGGCTTTGGTGTTTCAGTTCGTGTATTATCCACCAACGATTTTTCTACCGGTCTTCTCCATTTTGAAAGGTCTGATTTTAAGTCTATTAATGCCACATCAACCCTTATCTATGTTGTCTTCTTACGGTTTCCATACGAGAATTAGCTCGGCTCATTTCCGTAACCATTTTATCGTTTACTTTAATAACTATTGGTTGTGACTGAATGTCTGCTCGGAGACCTTTAATCTCTTCTAACAATGGGTCAGCGGTATTTCCACCACCTCCACTACCACCACCAGATTCACCACCACCCATTCCAAGTGCGGATGAAATCAAAGGTAAAGTGACTGCAAGTAATAATAAGGCTGGAAGGAATAAAGTCACTAAAGCAAGTCCCACACTCATGGCCATCAATCCAATGCCTAACATTCCAAAAATACCAGCCAAAGCAATAAGACCCGGCGCAATCATTACTAATGCTGTAAGTTGGGTTGTTAATTCGCCCATCATTCCAAATCCAGTAGCAATTTCTTGGATAGCTTTACCAAGAACAAATAATGCGGCTGCGATTACTAACATAGCAGCAGCACCAGCGATAATAGCAACAGCACCCACACCACTCATCATTATAGTACCCACCAATGCTAATGCTCCTACAAGAGCTAACATAGATACAACAGCCATACCCACAGCTTCCCAAGAAACATTCATAAATTCTTGAACTGCCTTTCCAAATACAAATACAGCAGCAGCCACTAATACAAGAGCAGCACCACCTGCCATTAGTTTTTTACCATCAATTTTTTCAATAGCACCGGTCAGACTGCTAAAAAAACCACCACCACCACCGCCGGTGCCTCCGCCAGATTCTACTGAACTTTTTAAAGTCCTCATTATTAGAAGTTGACCTATCAAATTCGCAATAGCAGGAGCCGCAGCAGCAGCACCTGCTGTAAACGAAGCAAACGCTGCTTTGTTAGCAGCTTGTTTTTCTTGAATAGCAATTGCTTCTGCTGTAGTTGCAACTCCAGATTCTTTCTTTATTTTTGCAAGTTCTTCCTCTTTAGTTATCATTTCAGTAAGTTGCTGTCCTGACATGCCATATCCTTGTGCTAAAATCTCAATTTGTTTAGTACCCATATTTCCAAGTTTCTCTGAACTTAATCCGGCCTCCTTCATAGCATCGGCCATTTGTTCCATACCAGCCGCTTTATCACCAAATTGAATTTCCATAGCAGCATTTCTCATCTTTTCAGTATCACCTAACATATCACCCATACCAAATGCTCTGGCTTTCATTTGGGCTTTTAAAGATGATTCAATATCTAACATATTTGAAGACATATCCTCAATTAAACCCATTGACATACCTTGTTTGTGCAATTCTGCTGTTTTTTTAGCAAGATATTTTAATTCTTCTTTTGATTTGCCTACCATAGCAGTCATATTTGAAGACATATCTTTTAAAACCGCAGAAGCATTAACTCCCGCATCTTGAGCAATCGCTTGAATTTCACCAGTTAGTTCACCAGCGTTGCCGGAAGCTGATTCAAATATAGAATTCATTTGAGCAGCACCTTCAACACCCATTGCAGATAACTTTGTAATATTTTTTTGCATATCGGCTGTAATTACGGCAGTGCTTCCATAATATTCAGAAGCATCCTGCGCAGCTTTGGCTAACGCTTCACCTCCATACAATAATCCCTCCATAGAAAGCATAGCCCCCATGGTTTGAGCACCCAATCTACCAGCCTCAGCAGCGGTAGCACCAGTTTGAGTATAAAGGTCTTTAGCCAAACCAACGGTTGCATCAAATGCGGATGAAAGCATCTCTGCACCTTTTTTGGCAACCATCATACCAATACCAAACTTGATTCCGTTTTTAAACATATCGGATGAAAGACCAACCGATTGTAATAGACTATCTCGTGTATCATCTATTAAATTTTTTATTTCTTCGGTTTTGTCTTTTCGTTTTTTTTCATGCTCAAGGAGCTCTTCCATTGTTTGAAGTTGTTCAATCAACTTTTTACCTAATTCTTTGTTAGCACCTACATAAGTTTTAAATATTATATTTTTCTGCTCTTGAATTGCTAATAGTTTATCCTCAAGGTCATTAGTTTGCAATAAAGAGTCGGAAAGTTTTTTTTGAGAATCGGTTAACTCTTTGCTGTTGGTAAGTCTTTCGCTCAATATTTTTTGCAAACTCCGTTGGAGTTGCTCTTCTTGCTTTATAGAGTTTAATCTATCTTGACTATCTTTATTGAGCGCCATTTATACCCCTAAACTCAATATTCGTAATTTTTTCCCCAATCTATGGGCTTGATGTTGTATTGTTTAAGGATTTTTTGATATTCAGGGTCATTGGTCAACTTATCAAGTTGTTTTGTCTTGATAGCGATTTGAATCTTTTTCAAAAAATCACCGATTACACCCTCGGTCATACCTCTTTTGTGAAGCGATTCAATAATGGTTTCTAATTTTTGTGATTTCATAGTTTTCCCTCTAATCATATAGTATAAATATAGAAATACCCAACAAATGTGTTGGGTATTATCTTTTTCGTGTTTGAGACTTTATTTTAGCAGCTTCCTTGTCGTGAGATTGCTTTTCGTGTTGTTTAAACTCAATTATTTTACTAATATAAAACAATCTAGCCCAAACCGGCATATTGTAAACATCATTAAAATTAAATCCACCATTTCCGTGATATATCAACTCAAAGATGTGAGTGTGAAGATGTTTTCTATATTCAGGAGTTAGGCCAAAAAAAGGTGACATCCATTGGTAGAATCATCTCCCTCCTTTCCCCCGTTTCCTCTGAAATAAATTCCCAATTAAGGTCAATATCAGGCACAACTTCGTTAATATGGTTTCTTAATGCTTTTGAGTCAACTGCAAATAATTCATTATCTACAAATTGACTAATCACTTTACTATCAGCGTCACCATCAACTGAAAGAATCATCGTTTTTAAACGAGTTGTAAGTTCTCGTGATGTTTCATCTTTTAATTTACGATTTGCTTTATTTAACTCTTCAACTTGGTGTTTTACTTTACGCTCCTTTGATTCAGTCATAGCCATAAAGGTTACAACTCTTTGAGAACGAGGTAAGGTAAATTCAAACTCATTGGTATGAGGTGCTACTTGAGCAGAACCATCATATGGTTTGTTATCAAATTGAGTAAGGTCAATTGTTTCTTTTTGCTTTTTACCTGTAAATGGGTCGGTTACTTCTACTTCGTAATCTTTACCATATCCCAACACACGGGCAGCAATCATAATAGCGTTTTTATCACCTGTCACCAAATCAACATACTTGATTGGTTGACCATTACCATTAGATACGATAAGTGACTGAAACAATCGGTCAAGAACTGAACCATCTTTAATATATGACTGCGTTGTAAGAATATCTTCTTGTTTTGCAGTCATATACTTCATTTCCACCTTACCACTCGAAAGGGGGTTATCAGATGGATAGATAAGCCCCTTTGAGGGTAATTCAATAACTTCGGTTGGAAACTGATAATTTTTCAGTTCCGTAATTTCGTGTTCTTTTCGTAATTGGTCAACTACACCTTCGTGGGTGTAATCATCATTTAAATTTTGAGTCATAACTTATTTTTATTACTTTAAACAACAGCTTCAATAGACCAATTACCGTCACTACCAACTAATTTATACGAAGTGTCAGGATAATCAGCTGGAATTTCTAAATCAGCAGCAACACCTAAATAGTTTTCTTTATCCCAACCAGATACCGGTAGACCCCACTCTTCAGTTGCAATATCAATTGTAAAAAAGTTAGAATCTGCAGTATCTACGATTGTTCCAACTCCATTAACATATACAATGACGTTATCATCAGTTTTTTTTACGAAATTTTTCATTTTAAAATCCTTTTTGGTTAAACTACATATAAATATAGAATTAAAACTTTTTAAAACAAAAAAACCCCACCGAAGTGGGGTTTATTATTTTTCAATCTAAAATTAGTATTGTAAGATAGCGTAATCGTAAGTCAATGTTAAATCTACAGTAGCCAAATCTTCACCTGTGTAATCCATATCAGAAAACTTTGCATTTTGAATGTATGCGCCTTTCAATGTCCATTCTTCAACTTTATCACCAACTGGTCCTAATGAGTTAAATGTAATATCTTTTTTGTAGAAATCCGAATAACCATTACGGCCGGTAACTGATTCGTGGTGTAAGCGAACCCACTCCATTACAGCTTGAGCGGCAGATGGAACCACCGCATCATACAAACTGATGCTTAAATCTTGCCATTCTGAACGACCCTTTACATATCTACGAGTATTAATGTGGTCAATAACCACTTTACCATTAGCTATTTCGGGTCGGTTAGCCGCTTTGATGAGATATGCTGGAATTCCTTCAATATACATAATGAACCTGTTTGACATTTTCGGTTCAAAATTTGTAAACATTATCTCCTGCGGTGTGAGTAAATTTGCCATTTAAATTCTCCTAATCTTTCTTATAAGTATATCATTCTTCAAATTATGCACCAGGGAATGTAGCGCCCGTAGGAAGAATGTTGAAATCCAACACAATAAATTCAGCAGTTTTGGTAGGTTGTAAGAAAATCTCACCCACTAAAACATTTCTATCAATTACGTCTGGTGTGTTATTAGTTTCATCCATCACTACACGGAATGCGTATAAACCATTTCTTTGTTGGATTGATTCCAAGTATGGGTTTGCGATTGACAAGAATCGGTTTCTTGTAGCAGCCGTGTTTTGTTCAAATACCAAGTATCTTGTAGAAGATGCGATGTATTTCTTTACAGCAATTAACAATCTTCTTACATTGATTCTATCCAAAGCGGATGGTCTAGCTTGTAAGGTCTTTTGACCAAATACCGTAGCACCTTGGCCAGGGAATGTAGCGATTGGGTTTACACGACCTTCGTAAAGTGTATCTCTTTCAGCGTGAGTCAAACGAGACTTAACTTCAATAACATCGGTTAAACCACCACGATTTAAACCTGCGGGAGCAAACCATTCTGCTGCAACTTGGTCATTGAAAGCAATCACGCCAGGAAGAACAACACTTGGTGGAACCCATACTGGCTTGTTTTTATCAGTATCAAGGATTTTAACCCAAGGATGGTAAGTAGCAACATAATTTGAGTCAAACGAAGTTAATGCGTTTACAACCGTAGTGTTTGAATCATCATATGCGCCTGCATCCATTACAAAGAAACAATCTTGTCTATCTTCACACATATCTTTAGCGAATGTGGTAACTGAAGAGTGTAATCTATGTAAAATACCTGGAAGGACAACCATATTGATATCAAACTCATCAGGATTAGAAATTGCGTTGATAGCTTTTCTTAAAGCAACCGTGCCCGTAGCCGTAGCAGAAGAACAATCCAAACCTTGAGTATTTCCAGCAACAATACCATTAGTACCACCACCAACTCTAATAATTCGGTTTGGCTCCCAGCCATCAAATCCACCTTGGAACGGAACCATAAATTTCTTGTAGTCAACATCACTTGTTAATGATACAGTACCTGAACCTGATTGGCAAGTAGCCAAATCAAATGCAGTGCCAACCGTTGTTTGTTGAGCCTCAATTGGTAGCGGTAATAAAAAGTTTAAGTTATCAGTTGAACTGAAGTCGTAGTTGTATCCAAGGAATACTTTTGTATTTACGACACCACCCAATGATTGAGAAACCACATAAGTTGGGTCTGGCAAAGTATATGAACTATTAAGTGGTGATGTTAGTGCTGCGAATCCAAAAGGAACCAATGATGAGTCAATAGCACCATTCGTTACATCAGCTTCCATTTCAACACGAATATGAGCTGAATTATTAGGGTAATCACCTTCTATGTTTAATTTACCACTTGCATCTACAGTAATATATCTATCACCAATAACTCTTGCGATGTAGTTTGGTGAATTTGGGTCAAGGTTAAGACCTGTGAACTCTTCTACGATATTTGGTCTTGTGTCTGCGTCTTGAACATTTGTTCCAAAAATAGAATTAGGAATTTTTGCAGTATCTACTCTACGAACTTGTAAAGTGAATGTTCCGTATTCAGAACCTGGAACTTCAGATGCTGGTTTGATATCACGGATACCTACTTTAAACTCGTAGTTTGTAGCATTACCATGAGAAAGAGTATGAACTCTAAATAAGTTTGTAGCTACACCACCAACTTTTTGTGACTTAATGTAAGGAGTTGTTGCTTCAGAGTATTCTTTAGCATAACTAACCGATTGAGTTACAATCGTTATTGAAGATGAGTTGGAAGCTGCAAACGATGCTGATTGGAATGTAGAAAAGTTCATATAGGTATATGCTACCTTTGAAGATTTAGGAGCATATCCGTAAACTTTAGTAAGATAGTTTTCTGAACTTGGGTTTAAAGAAGCACTTACACTTGTATTGGTAACAGAACTACCTGTTAAATTCAAAAGGAACAATGAAGCGCTGTTCAATCCACTTGCAACTACTGTAGAAGTTGAAGAACCCACATAGTCACCACCAAAAGTAGCAGTAGTTGGGTGTAATACAGCGGCTACTTTTTGACCAGCTGCGCCCGAAACTACCAATGCAATTGTTTGTGCGGTGTATCCACTTGCACCCAATACTCTAACGATAGTTGCGTTTGGAGCATCTTGCAAATAAGATTGTGCGGTATAAGGAAGATATGAATCTTCGGTTAAACCACCAAACTTTTGTTGAAACTCGTTAAATGATTCTACTCTCGTTGGAACGAAAGCGGGACCCTTGATAGTTTGTCCGATAAGAGCGCCACCAATCTCACCAATACCCTGTGGTAAAAACGAGAGGTCCTTTTCTCTTGTAAAGACGCCTGGACTAACAATTCTTTCAGCCATTATTTTCTCCTAATGTTCTATTTTTGGAATTTTCCTTACTAATAAATACCAAGAAAATTAGGGAAACACGATAATTATTGTTTAGGGATGAAAGTATTGTTTTGTAAATCTACACTACCCTCACCATACTTTTCTTTTAATTCTTGTGCGAGTTTTCCTTCATTTTCTTTTAAAGTGTTGTAACGGCTTATAAGTTGGTCAGTTTCTTCGTTTAAAGATTTATAAATACTCTCAAGTTGGAGTTTTTCTATTTCAATTTCACCCAATCTAGCGAGTGATTGTAAGATGCCTGATTGCAACACATTTACCTTGGTTACTTCTTCTTCGGTAAGTGATATAACTGTTTTTTCCATAATAAAATTTATTTAATATACTATAAATATAGAATTATAAATCATAACTTTCATTCCATATAATTTTACCAACTGAAAATGTTTTTCTCGTATTATTTCTAACACCAGCAAATTCTGGCAACAGGTATGCTTTTACTTGTAAAGTAATTTCCGACTTTACAATTCGGTCTTCACCTACTTCTTGTAAGGTTTCAAATGTATATGAATCTGCTTTTACTACAAATTTGTATCTATCACCAAAAGAACGACCTTGGAAAAATACAATTTGTTCTACAATCTTATTTACCTGCTCTTGGTAATCACACCAAACAATAGTAGAATATTCTATATTTACATAATCCGGCTTTTCAACTGAATAATATTCTTTTGATGGTTTCTGATTAGTTAAAACTGAAAATTGGTCGTATCTATTGTCTTTGGTATAAGTTCTTTCAAACATTTGGCTTGCGTCTTCGGCGTTAATCACCTTTAACTTAGCCATATCCGTATTTGGAGATAGGGAGTTTCTTTTAAATACAATAACTGGTGTTAAAATCATTCCATTATCATCTCTCATAAAAAGGTCTCTTTGAGCTGACTTCCATTTTTCAGGATTAGAATACATCACTGGAATTTGAACTAATTGACCATTTTCCTCTACCATTGGTTTAACATCTCTTTCCAAGAAATCTTTAAACGCAAGGTCAATGTCGTATAAACCAATTGAAATGTTTTTAACATTATCCGTATCTCTACGAACTTGATTGGCTTTGTTTAATATAGGGTCATCTTGAGTTGAGCTTTGTGTTTGTCTCAAATCTGGTTTGTTTGGGTCAACTACTCTATAACGATTTGCCATTAGATTCCTGCCGGTATTGTGTTGGTTGTGTTATTTGAATTACCAAAACGATTATCTACCAAATTAAGAGTAGTCTGGCGAGTCATATGTGTATCCAATATAAATGATACTGAATATCCTTGTTCTATACCACCATCCCAAGTAGATGGATTTTTACCTGCAAAGTATTGACTTTCTCTTACAATATCTACCATAAAGTATTCATTGTCGTAAAGAACTATATCACCAACTTCAGGTAATATATCTTTATCATCTTTTAAAGTATCACGCAAAAATCTAAATTGTGCTGTTCTTGTAAAGTATTGACCAAAGTCATCGGAAATTTGTTCTTTTAAACCCCATTCAATTAAAGAAGGAATTTTTACAGGATTATAGTAAACTTTTTTACTACCCTCACCATACAAATTGGTATTTGATTCATCTACTACCAATTTAAAGTAGTAAATCTCAATATCAATAATATCGTTAATAAGTTCCTTGTTTAGGGTTCTAAACAAAGACATATCTCTTTGACCGCCAAATAATGCCATTTTCTTACCCTATGTAAATTGGTCTTGGGATTCTTGCAAGTGTAGATTCAAGGAATTCAGCTTCATCTCTCTTGGCTTCCATAAGGGCTCTTTTAGATGTAGCTTCCAACATTTCCTTTAATTGAGTTAGAAGCGCTTCTTTTTCTGCAGCCGCTTCGGAACGAAGGTCACCTCCATCCAATGTAATGTCTGCGCCTGGAATTGGAATAGCAGAAAACTTGGCTCTTACTGCTCCAAGGACTTCTTTAGCCAATGCAAGAGTATATTTGGTAATCCATTGTCTTCCTGCAGAATTGATTGAGGTGTATGATAATCTTTCAAACGGAACATTTGAAAAGTCACTAACCACATTTGAAGCTATGATTGGGTTATTAGCTTCACTATTTAAAGTGTATTCAAAATAAATTTTGGTATTATCATCCCCATAAACAGGAAGTGGAAAAATCTTAATACGATTATTAATCAATTCAAATGAAAATTGAGATTTACGAATTTGGTCGTTGAACTCAATTGCTTGTAATCTTAATATGTCATCGTACATTGGCTGCATCATAAATGATACACCTGGTGAGTAATTACCCCAACCAAAAGTATCCATCATTTGTTGTGAACCAAGACCTGTTCCTACAAAGGGGTCAAAGTATCTTACAATGGCAGGGGGTGCTTGGTGAAATACTCTACGAATGGTAAGTCCATCTGATACTGAACCTGATTCGAGTGATACAACACTACTATCATTTAGATTGTAAATTTGTTGACCTTCTGTTAAAGTAAATGACGCT